TACCAATATGTCTAGCTTTCTTAACACGTTTCTTAATTCTCCCATCATCAGCAACAATCGTGACAAATTCTTCGCTAACCTGTGTGCCACACGTATTGGTGAGTCACCACCTTATCCATTCCCTCAGCATGAACAACGTACGGCCAATCAGTACCTTCAACGGATCAAGGATCGTGACATTGATGTTATGAATCCCGGTGACTATTACTTTATGGAATCACTGTTGCCAACCAACGTTGACACAGACATTATCGATAACGCAGCCGCCATTGCAGAACGCATCACAGGGATGTTCGATGGTGGTCTCACCCAGTGGGGTCTGCCTCATGGGGCTGAACACTCGCTCCACCGTATCGGCGTAGCTAGTCGGAATGCCATTCCGGAATGGTCTAGGATGATCACACTTAAGAAGATGGTGGATTCTATCTCCACTCGGTGGTCTCGATCGGACACACGTGTCCGGCCTGGGTCTACACCACTTTTCTCGTGGTATTCGGATTGCTCGACGATTCTCATCATACCTACAGAACATGAAACATCATGGTTAATTTCCTATGATCAGCTCCTGATGTTCAAGGATATGTATTACTCACGCTTTAATGCTCTCGTGGCGGCTTACCAGATCTATGGGACCAGGGAGTTACCAGATATATTCCGTAAAATCTTCGATTGGTTTACCAAGTGTTTGGTCCGCTACCAAAACGCTGGGTACGGCATAGGGAAACAAGTAGAAGCTCTCACAATCAGCTGGATTTCTGGGATGTCCGACGAACTCCTTGGAAAAGATTTCATGATAACCAGGATGACATCTGTAATTAGGGAAAAAGAAAAAGATCTAGGCGGGATTAGTCCTTACTTAGCGGATGAGCTGACATCCATCCTAAGGAAGATAGATAGGCTCGATTATTGCGTGGAGGTATTTGGAACTCAGAAGATGTTTGGCCACCCCTTGGTTGATCCTACAGTCGGAGGAGATAAGGTGAAAGAAGAGGCACGTAAGGTAGTCAACACCAGCCCTGTTGATGTTGCCAGGTTACGGTCTCGATTCTGCTACATGTACACTGAAGGGT